CGTGCTTGCCGTGCAGGAAATGACGAGCGGATCAACCTCGACCAGGCCTGTAACGTTAACGCCGGTATCTTGCCTCGGGATCGTAATCGGAGCAGCAACGCCGGTCGCATTCGTTGCCGTCAAAACCATGGCCGTACTAGACGTTATATGCTGAGCCGTGGCGATGAGGTTGGTGGTCAGAGTCTGCGGAACCACATACATGGTCAGGAGGCCGAGAGGATCGCCTAACCAACCATAAACGCCTGAGGTAACGTCCTCACCGGGTTGATAGGAGAACTGTATCCTTGGATCGAGCGTGGCGACGCCGCCATAGAATAATGACGATCCTTGCGCAGGATTGTTATCCGGAGATGGAGCGGCCCCGAATGTGACGATCGGGCCGCTGAAAGCTGAGACTGCCATTTAGAGCTTCTCCTTATCAATCAAGAGGTGGGGAAGCTCCCGTAAATCGAACGCCAGTCGGAGTAGCTGAACGAAAATCTTTCGTACCCTTTAACAAGAAGATTGTCCGTGTAGAAGTCCACGAACATATCCATCTCGAATAGAATACGCTGAAGGTACGTCAATCCCTGCGTATTCGTTAGCAGGAACCAAGCGAAGTTGCTGGTCAGGTAATCATTGACCATATGGCCTTCTGGAAGGCCACCGGCCGTAGAGAGGATTGCGTTGACATCGTTGTCCGCAGTACCTGGGCGAAGCTCAGTTTTGACCAGCCTGATCGCGACCGGCTCAAGCGTTGGGTTGACAACCAGCTTCCGGGCCCGACCTTGGATTTTCAATCCCGCATTATCGCGCCAGGTCTGACGGATGGTCGTCATGCCCGACAGCAATGACGCCTCGTTCAAATCCGCAGCAATGGTTGGGATATTCGCGATGGTCGCGCCATCGATCGGATGAACGGCTGAGAACAACGCTACGCCGTCGCCGCCGACATTCGCATCGAAGGGCGTCCCCAGATTGAGGATCGAGGCGCCTTGGATTTCCTTGTACTGAGTGAACGAGAATTGCAGCCCCAGGTTCGAAGGCTGGAATTGGGCCTTGTAGAGATTGTCGTCAATCGCCTTGCGAGTGATCGCATAACCAAGAGCAATTTCGATATGCTCCTGATTGTAAACGTATCTCTGCCCGGGGTTGTTATCGAAGAAGACGCCGCCGCCTTCTTGTTTAAGCCGCGGCAGGCTGAGATAGCGCATCGAAGTAACGCGCTCCAGCGCCATGTTCGATTTGCCGACCGCGAATATCTTGTCGTACTGGAGCGGGATTTCCCGATACTTGCCTTCGACGGCGCGGAGCCCGGGGAACAGCTCGTCTTTGATTGAGGCGAGATTGATGGCCATGGTTCAGGGCTCCCCTTAGCTGATCGACGTGATGCCGGCGCGGAAGACTTCGGCATTGAACGTCACACGCACCCAGTTATTGATGCCTGTGATGTCCGTGCCGTTGGCGCCCGTCGGATCTTGAACGAAGCCGCTGACCTGGAAGGGAAGCGTTGAGGTTGTCGTCGGGCTCGTGATCGCTTGGCCCGAGAGACCGGTGAAGGTGTTCCCTGCTACGCTCGTAACAAGTGTGACGTTCTGCCAAAGATTGGCTTGAGCCACAGGCCCGTTCGTGCATTGGACAACAAATTCAGCTTGCGGATCGTCGATGACGTAAGCCGTTACGTCCGCCGCCGCGTCAGAGCCGGGATAGTAGGGCGACCAGATTTTCTTCCCTTGGGAAGTACTTAAGTAGGTGCAGCCCCAAAAGACGCCGGCAAGGGGCAGGGTATTCGCCACAGCAACTTGGATATAACCAGTCGCCGATGAGACGACGGGTTGAACCGCATCGCCCTTGAAGATCGCGGTGCCATAGGCAGAGCTGATCTTGCGTTGGCTTAGGCGGAAGTTTGGATTGAACCCGCCTACGGTCCCGACAGGCTGAAAGCCGAAGGGTGCGTAAATATTAGCGGCCACGTAGGCACTCCTGAGGTTCAGGAGCTAAGTCGTCCTACGAGCGCCGAGGCGGACTAGCGGGGATTTTGTGAGCCTTGAACAGCGCGTTCAAGGGAAGTCGGGCTTCCGACAGCGCGCCAGAAGCCTTACGGGTATTCCTAAAGGCGGATTTTCAGAATGTCAAGCAGGGCGCCCTAGACAGGACGCGCCGGCTCAATGACCACAGGATCGCCAGCATGGATAACCGTCGGATCAACGGGGGCTGGGCCGCCAATCGGGAAGAACGGCTGAGGCGCCGACGGGTGATCCATGTTCGGCTTGCCACTCGCAACAAACGGCCCCGGCGTTGTCTTGGCCCAAAATGTTGACGGCTCTGCCGGCGTATTGCCAAGATTGTCGTTAACCAAGGAAATCCAGTTTGCGCCTTGGTAAGACACCACATTGTTGAAGACATAAGTGGTCCCGGCCGCCCAGGCTGCTGCCGCATGCTCGGCTTTGGGTTCCTTTACTGCCTTGATGGCTGCTCGGCCCAATGCCAGCCGCTCATCAGAGGTCAGATAATGCGGCGTGCGGCCAGCAAGGTTGTTGAAAGCAGCCTCGATTGCCTTGCCAACCGCGGCGGCGGCGGCGATTTCGGCTTTCGCGGCTGTCCTATCGGCCCGAGAGATAGGCTTAGGAGCATTGTGGTCAACGACCACTTCTACTGTGTCAGTCATGTGAGTTCTCCTTTTCCCAAAGGTCGGATTTTCAGAATGTCAGGCTCACCGCGTCCTGACCCGATCCGGCTCGCCGAGCGGCTTCATGATGTCATGCTGGACCGTTCCAAGTCCGGCCCTTGCCACAGAAGGATGATCCCGCGGCGCCGTGCTAGGCGGAGCGTTATTCAGTTGCTCCTCTGCGGCAATGACCTGATCACGCGCTTCGCGATATTCAGCGTCCTTGCGCTTTTTAACCACCGATGCCGGCATTTCCATCAGCATCAGGCCCTTAATCACGATCGGGCCGTCCCAATTGGCAGGCATGAGATGAGGATGACGGCTTGCTGGAACCGCACGCCAGCCGGTTCGGAGAAGCCCAAGCATGTGATGACGGTTTTCCTGGCCCGCTACGGAATCACATTTCAGCTCATAGACCCAGCCGGGAGGGGCCAGATTGGCTGGGATATCGAGTTCATTTGTGCTGATGGAACTGCCCAGCTCATCCTCGATCTGCGCGGCCCGCTCTTCAGCCTCGCGGATCGTATCGCGCTCGCCGTCATCGCGGACATTGCCGGGACGGGTATCGTCATCACGGGTTGCGGCGCGCATGGCGCGGGCTTCACGACTGCGGCCGTCAATCTTTGGGGCTTCGGGCTTCAACCCTTCGATTGGCATGCTCATGACGCTCTCCGTGTGATCTTGCCTTCGTCAATCAGTTGCAATTTGTCCTTCGCATAGCGCTGCAAGAGCTGATCGCGGCTTTCCTTCGGATAAAGTGGCGCGTAAGTGTCGATTGCCGTCTGAACTTCCTGCGGCTCAAGCCGAATGCTGGATGGCCTCTGGGCTCCGGGCGATTGCGCTACGTCACGCGAGACAGGAGCAGAGGCGGGAGCGCGATTTGTATCACGCCCCTCCATCGGTTCTCGGCTGTCTTGGCGAATTGGCTGCGTTTCAGCCGCCCGTCGCGAACCGCCGCCGATTTCCGATTCGATATGATCGAAATATGCATCCGAATCAATCGCATAGCCTCTATCCAAGGCCGAATAGTGGGCAGAAAGCGCCTTTGGCGTAAGGGAACCGTCCTCTTGCACCACCTGAGGATGATTTCTGATCCATTCGCCTGACTTTTTCGAGGTCGAACGAGCCAATTTTTCAACAACATCATCCGCTTGAGGTGCGACAATTTGTCGCGGCGGATTTTTCGCCTCTTGCTCAAGCTGAAACTTGCCTTCCTCAGCCTTCACAATGCGCGCGGCGACCATCACCATGCGTTCTTGGGCCTCAGCGGCCTTGTCGAACTCCCCCGCCTCTATCGCTGCGCGGTAATCGCGGCGCGCCATGTCCTTATCGGACGTCAGCTTGTCAATGATCGTGCCGATTTGATCTTGCTGGGTCGAGATGACCCTCTTTTCAGCATCCTGAGCGGCTTTGACAGCCTCGGCAATCTGGCGGTCCTTGTAGGCAAGCCGCTCTGCGGAGTCGCGTCGCGCCTTTTCGACCTGGGCCTTGAGGCTTTCGACGCCTTCGTCCGCTGTTACGATCTTCTCAGGAGGCGCCTTTGTCTCAGGCTTCGGCTTGTCGTCAACCTTGACTTCGACCGTAGGCTCGTCAACCACAACCGGGACTTCTACCGCTGCGTCCGCCATCTAACCCTCACTGAATGATAATGCCGCCATTGGCCATTGATTTGATAGCGCTCGTCCCGGCAACCCGGTGATAAAGCAGCGATACCGTGTCCTTCAGGCCCTCGCGGATTTGGATGTCATCATGCCAAACTGCGTTAGTGCCAGCAACCACATCGCCGATGTCATCAAACTCAAGCACGGCAAAGCCCAAGGCGCAGATGCGGCCAGCGCGGGCCATGCTGAGAAGATGTTTAGCGGCTTTGACGAGCTCAGTCTGTCTATCGGCTGGCAGTTTGGGAGTGATGAAAGTCATCAAAATGTCCTGTAACCAGCCCCAGATCGGGCTATGCGCCACAAATCGAATTGAAGCTTTTGAGGATAAGTTGGCGTCCTCGCCCACACGATTTCCCATTGCCCATTTCTGAAAAACACATGCGGCTTGGTGATATGTGGCCAATTGAGCATCAGAACACCACGTCCGGCGCCGGAATGACGAGCTGGATTTGCGAGTCTTCAACCAGAATGCAATGGCCTTTGGCCGACCGAATATCGATCTTCAAGCCATCTGATGGACGGACAGCGACCCAATCGCCGACGTCAGGATTAAGCCCCTCAACCTTCCAACTACCTGTAAATGCAACCGGCCCCTTTTTAAGGACAAGGCACGCTTTCCCTTGGAACCTATCCTCGTCAAGATAGTTGTCAGGAAGCTCAATACCGCTTTTGGTCTTTTGAGGACGCATATAAATCCCAAGCAATACTTTATTTCCCGGGACAATAAACTCGCTCAAATCGCCAATTCGGTCAACTATTTCTTCTGCAGGATCGGTGACATGCTGCATCAACATTGCCGGCACGCGAGTTCTCCCTTAGACCGCAATGACAAATTGCATGTTATCGCGTGGCTTTGCCATCATGTACTTTGCATCGGGAATTTCGAAAAAGGCCCGATCATCAGGTGGCCTATTAATAAAGTTCATCGAATGATCTTCAGCTATCGCACTAAATAGTTTCGGATATTTTGACCTCAATAACAGCCGCCCATCGCAAGGAAGAAACCCTTCAGGAATGTCCCCCGCTAGTGGAAAGACCATGCCGGTGGGTCTTATAATTGGGCTGACAAAAGGAACCTTCTTGACCGACATAAGGCTTTGGAACCTAACCAAAGCAGGGGCGGCAAAGAGGAGCCCAAGACCACTCAGGAATGATCGACGCGACAGTTCCATTTCCGCTCCTCAGTTCTCGTAAGTCTGGCGGGGCATGGGATTGACAGCCGCTTGTTGTCCCTTCTCAGGACGTCCCAGCTCAATCTCGACCTCTTGGATTGCCTCCATAGCGTGTTTCAGTCCACGAATAACGCCGACGCGCTCCATGTAATGGGCATGGTCAGGCGATGCGCTTGAAATAAGTTGGGCTGTCAGCTTGGCTATTCTCTCCCCAAGCCTAGCGGACAAGGCTTGGGAAAGGCGCGTCTGGAAGACGTCCATTAGCGCTGCGCGTTCCGCTTTCTAATGCGATCTCGCAGCACTTCAATGAAGGGCCGAGGATCGTTCGCCTCTTCGTCAGTCGCGCCCCAGAACTTCTTGCGCCAAAAGACGCGGGTTGACAGCAACGGTGAATCGACCATTAGCGCCAATCCGCCTTGGTCAAAGCATCACTTCCTAAAACGG